ATAAGTTTCACCTAATTCTAATGTATAATGAATAACATTAAAACCTAATTGTACCGCATGTGCTCCTAAGGCAACCAAACACCATGATTTTCCTCCTCCTGGATTTCCAAATATTAATCCTAAATCACCACCTCCTAATCCACCTTGAATCATTTCATTAAATGTTTTCCAAGGAGTGGGAATTGGATTTCTATCATCCTCAGTAAATCGAGATTCGATATCTTTGTTGTATTCATGGCCAATGTTTTTGTCTTGACCTGCTCGTAAAGCGCTATCAACTAATGTACGTATAGAATCATAATCTCCTGCTTTAAGTAAATCAACCGAATTTAAAAGCGCTCTTTTTAGTTGTTGGTTTTTACAGAAATTAGTAAATTCCTCTTTAACATAAGACAAATCAGATTCATCTGAAGAACGATATGCTTCTTTTAATTGTTCCTTAATGGATAGTTGTAGAACTTCATTATCTACTCTTTTCAATTCTACTTTTAAAACATCCATTGTTGGATTGGTATGGTATTTTGTGTAATACCGAAGTACCTCATTTACAATCCATTTATGGGCTGTATTACTGAAATATTCATCCGTAATGATATCACTAACATTTTGAAGGAATGGTTTATCAGTTAGTAAGGCTGATATTACCTTAGTTTGGAATGAAATTCCATAACTTTCTAGACTTTGTAATGTCATAACTTTTATTTATTTTATTTTATTATATCTATTTATTGTACCCCAATTATCTCTAATCCAATAATCTACATTTTTCAAAACATTTCCTAAACCATCTTTATGATAAAATCTTAAAAACGTTTCAGCATCTAATTCATATGGAGATTCTTGAACTTGCTCTAATATATAATCTCTTTCTTGTTCATCCAACATAGGATTACTTAAATCCATAATCTTGTGAGCTTTTTTTAAATTTTCAAAATCTTCAATTACTTTGCAATATATAATATGCTCTTTAAATCGCTCAGCACATATATTGTATACATCATCTAAAGTAACAATTTCTTCTCCCAACATTTCTGGGAATAGTTTTGGTAGTTTACCTTTTCCTAAACCTTTTACTCCACCAACCTTATCTGAATTATCGCCCATTATTGTTTTATATGTAAGAAAATTATGGGGATGTACTCCATATTTTTCTTTAACATATTGAGGTGTAACAAATTCTTTTTCTACTGAGCGGTATATAGATACATTCTCATTTACTAATTGAACAAAATCATTATCTGCTGATATGATGTATGTTTTATTGTTTTTATTTTTAGTAATTTCTTTGCTTAAAAACGCAATAATATCATCTGCTTCAACTCCATCTAGTGATAAAATTTTAACAGGTAAACATTGAAGATAGTGAATTAAATGGATAATTTGATTTGTTTTTGATTCATTTTCTTGATCCAAATTACTAAACGAGTTTTTATTAACTCGATTAACATTTCTTCCAGATTTGTATTCTGGTAGTAAGTTCTTCCGATTTATGGAAGAACCTACCCCATCGAATACAACGTATACGGATGTTATTTTTAATTGTTTAACTAACGAACCTAATGAACGTAAAAATCCACCTAAACCCCCGATATGTGTTCCTTCAGAGTTTATATAATTAAGTACTGCAAAATTTCTTAAAAATAGATTCAAACCATCTACAATTAGAATTCTCTCCCCATGTTCTTCTGAGGTCGGTTGTTGCTCTTCCTTGACATTATCAAGGAGTTTAAGTAAATCTTTATTATTCATAACTTATTAATCTTCAGATTCTACAATGTCAGAAATATCTGCTTTTTCATCCCATTCGGAATTATCTTCAACAGTTTTATATTCTCCTTTACCTAAAATATCGGCCCATTCATGTGAATGTTCCTTTTTATATTTATTAACTTCTTTAGGATCATCAGCTATAAAACCATGTACTGTACTGATAACAGTATTTTTAGTAGTAATTCCATTTACGTGATTTTTATCACATGATACTTTTGTTCGTAAAGCAAATTCAACATCTTTTTTATCTTTAGTTGCTTTAATTTTTGAGGTACCACTGTTGGTGATATTACCAAATGTGATACACAATGAAGCATCATAATAAAATGTGTTTCCTCCTTTGTTGGTCATTCTAGGGCGAGCCATAGGACCTTCTGCTGGTGCAACACCTGTTTTATTGATAATTAAGAATGTATTAGTATATTTACTTTCCTCTTTACGAGATAAAATAATTCTCTGATTAATAAAGTTACCAAATTGAGTTGCAATTGCTCCTGCATTCCACATTGGGTTGTTTTTACCTTGCTCAATACTCATTCTACAAGCAATTGATCCTACTGAATCCCATAGAAATAATAAATCGTATGGTAGATTTCCTTTGGCTTGTTCATCTAATATATCAATCATAAAGTCGGCTACATCCTCAATTGAACTTAACTTACCTCTATCTTTATAAATGAAAAAACCATCATAATCTACTATATTACCATCTTTATCTAATACTTCATTCATTTCGAAACCCATTGTTCGCCAGTGCTCCCAACTATGTTTCATTTCTGTAATGATGAGAACAGGTAAAATACCCATTTTTTGAGCAGATACTGCGGCCTCAATAGACGTGGTGGTTTTTCCCGTATTACTGGCACCACGTACTATATTGATATGACCCATTGCTATTCCAGGGATCGATAGTGCTTCTTGCATTGCCGATGAGAATGGAATCCATGCTTGTTCTTTAAATTTTACATTGCCCCCTAATGATTTTTTCTCCTTAAATTTATTTAAATCAAAATTAGATTTAAGTTCTTTAGAGACTGCTTCCATTAGTGAATCTTTTTCACTATTTTTCTTGGCCATAACTTTTTATTTAAATATTAGTCTTCGTCTTCTTCGAATAAAGCTTCGAATTTGTCTGCTTTTGATTTTTTAACGGGAGTCTTAATCTCGTAGTTACTTGATTTAGCTGGTTTTTCATCCTCCCAAGGTAAATCATTTTTAGGAGTTTCCACTTCCTCTTCTACTTCATCAATAACTTCATCACTTTCATCTTCTGGATTGAGGAAATTCTGAAGTGTTTCTTTCATTTTATCAAAAGTCATCTTATATGCACTTTGTACCTCTAGGATATCTGGTTGGTTTTCTAACCATGCTTCAATATCAAGCTTACTAGTACTTAATGGAGTTGTTTTTGGTTTAATACGAATTGATGATTTTAATCCTTGACGACCACCAATATCACCCATAACTGCTTCAACTGTAAAGTCACGACCTTCATTGATGTCTGTGTAATCACCATAATCTTCATCATCGGCAATACCTAACAATTGCATGTAAATTTCTTTACCAAATTCCCAAAGGCGAACACCTTTTTCTTCTTCTCCACGTACAATTACTGGAGCGAATATACGCATTTTTGGTTCTAATTTTCTAGATAATTTCCAATTTTCTTTGTCGCCTGTTTGAGCAAGCTGTTTTGTAAATTCTACAATTGGATCTTTTTCGCCCCAATTAGTAAGGGCATACAATGGAAATTTAGAAAATCCATAATGTACTAAAACTTCTTTAAATGGGTTGTTTTTGTCTAATTTAGAAGGAACAATACGAATTTGGTATTTACCTTCTTGTTTTGGTTTCCATAGATACTTTGAGTAATCTACTTTTTCTTTTTTCTGCCCGGATGTCTGTAAGGCACTCAGTTTGTTTTTGATTGATTTTAAATCCATCTTTATTTGGTTTTTATTGTTACTATTTAATATACTACTTTTCTTTTTGGAGGCCTAGTTTTAGCTATCAAAGCTCTTAGAATGCCTTTATATTTGTAGTGTTGTTCTTAGTGTAATTGTACCGTTGATGTGGTTTATTATAAATATATGAACTATTGAGAAGGTACAGCAATTAAAACCTCAATATTGCCCCCTACATTTCTACTAAATTTAAAACTTTTAATAGGATTTTTAGCTTGTTGCATTGCGGATTGCATAGCGGCGCCTTGTGTTTGACCTACTGCTCTATATACCTTAACATTTTCAACTCCTTTGATCATATTAATGGGAATACTTCCTGGTGTTGTTTCGAATCCTTCTTTTTTTATTAGTTTTTGGAAATCTTTAAAACTTAAAATATCGTTATCTACTTGTTTTTCAGTTTTAACTATATCTTTAATTTGATCTTTTTGTTCTTGACTAAAAGCACTATTGTTTAATAGTGAAGCTAAAATAGTAGCTGTGATTAGTCCTTTTTTAACATAACTTTTTACTTTATCCATAACATTTGAAAAATCTACAGCTTCATCTAATGACAAAATATCATCAAGTATGTCTTGTTCTTTTGAAGACAATTGAACCTCTTTTAATAAATCAACTAATTTAATCATAAATCTATAATCTTGTATATTTTTGTATTAAGTTGTTTTACTTCTCCATGTTGAGTTAATAAAATACAATTTTTATAATCTAACCAATTTACTTTAAAATATGGATCTGCAATCCCATCATTTAATTTTCTAATTAGATCATTTAATGCATTTATTGTATATAATGTATTTGATTCTTTTTTACGATGTACTAATATTGTATTAGCTGGGATGCCATTAACATTTCCTTGCTCTACATTATATGTAATAACATATTCGTTTGTGCTCTTGACAAATAAAACAAACATCTTATTGTACATAATATCGTATGTAGTAGATAAATTGGAAACCAATTCATCTAGGTGGTCTTGTTGGGTAAAT